CTGGCGTCCTACGAGCAGTTGCTCTGGGCTGGCGGCAACGGCACGACCTACTACCAGCGGTACAACAACATCCCCGCCGCAGGCGCGAATATCGTGGCGCACCTGTCCGGCGGCTACTACACCGGAACGACCTTCGGGCCGAGTGACGGCTACACGATGCTGTCGAACGCGATCCTCGGCGTGCTGCTCGCCTCGGCATGATCTCTTGACAAAGCAAGAGATTCCGACGCAAAAATCTTGAGAAACCGTAGAGTCCCTGTCGTGAACACTCCATCTCACCGCGTCTCGGATCTGGGCGACAAGGTCGTGATCCACGACCTTGAGGTGTTCTGCGCCTACGACCGGGAGATCGACGGAGATCACGACCCCGAACTCGCGAAGTTTGACAACGAGCGCGTCGCGGACATCGTGGACAGCACGCAGCAGTACATGAACCGAGGCTCGTTTCCGCGGCTCGTCGTGATGCATGAGCGCGACGGCAAGGAACCGAAGTCGAGCGTCGGGCGCTTCACCAAGATCCAGTATCAGGAGCGCGACGGCGTCGGATACATCGTCGGTGACTGCGAGGTCGAGCGCAGCGTGTTCGACAAGTTGCTTGCGACGAACGCGTTTCCGCGACGCAGCGCCGAGATCTGGCAGGAGCAGAACCATCTCTCCGAGGTCGCGCTGCTCGGTCGCGAGACCCCGAGGCGTCCGCTTCCCGATACGCACTTCGGTCGTCGTGGACAGCGCGTTTGCTTCTCGCGTCCGCTGCGGCCCGTCGAGTTCGACATGGGAACTGTCGGCGGCGGAATGAGCACCTATGTTCCCGGCACGAAGGACATCAACATGAACGAAGACCTGCGCGAGGAAATCAACGCGCTGAAGGCCGCTATGGAGGAGATGAAGAACTCCTACAAGAAGCGCTTCGGTGACGATGCGGACAAGGACGAGATGGCCGAGCCGGACGCGGACGAGATGTCCATGCGCGAGGGCGAGGCCGAGACGATGGAAGCCGACGACATGCTCGTCCAGCAGTTCGCTGAGGAAGAGGGCGACGGCGACGGAATCCACATCGACATTGATTCGCACGGCGACGAGGATGAGGAGGAAGAGGACGAGGACGAGGCTGCGGCCTTCCCGGCGTCCCGTCGCTTCTCGTCGCGTCGCGACATGTTCGCGATGCGTCGCGAAAACAAGCGCATGGCGCGTGAACTTGCGACCATGCGAGCGGAACTGCACGCCGAGAAGTTCGGTCGCGAGATCGACGCGATGGAGCAGGAGGGCTACCGCATCCCGGCGGAACGCCGTCCGCAACTCATCGCGGAACTCATCGCCAGCCGCGACCCGGCGGAACTGCTCGACACTTGGCGCGACCTGTTCGCCCGAGACCCCATCGGCCAGCGCATCGACATGAGCCGTGCTTCGCTCCCCAAGGGCGACATCGACGCTCGTCAGATCTCCGAGATGGTCCGCGAGTACGCGGGTCGTCCGGCGGATTTCCAGAAGGCACTCAACAGCCGCATCAAGCGGTGATTCAGGAAGGACCACGACATGTCTGACATGGGATTCACCCCAGAACTCATCGCAAGCGCAAGCATCAACCCGTACCGCTTCGTCAAGTTGTCCGGCGCGTTTCAGGGCGCAGCGGCGACGGCCATCACGGACCTCGTCCTCGGCGTGACCGATGGCTCGGTCTACCAGTTCGACAAGACCGAGCACGCGATCAGCGGACGCGGCATCACGCTGCAGCCGACGAACACCGTGCAGGTCGAGGTCGGCACGGGCGGCGTCTCGGCTGGCGACTTCCTGATGCCGCAGTCGGCTGGTACTGGTCAGGCCGTCGTGGCCTCCGGTGCGACCGCTCGCTCCTCGTACATCGCCCTTGAGGCCGGATCCGCAGGCGAGATCATTCGCGCATGGCGCTTCGGCTTCCGCGGCCCGGTGTTCACCTGATCCTCTGATCCCATCCTCCAACACAGGAGTCTGACACATGGCATACACAGCAGTTGGAGGCGGACTTTCGACTTATGTCCCCTCCACCAACGACCTCGCTACTGGCGCTCTGCAGGTGGAGTTCACCCGCGCCCCGAACACATTCGCGCTGACTCGCTACGCGCAGTTGGTTCCCGTGACCAAGGCCACGGGCTACTACCTGCGGCAGGATGTGACGGACAATGTCCGCGTCACCGATGTCAACGAGTTCGCTTGGCCGCTCGGCAACGACAGGCCCACCGGAAAGCAGAACGCGTTTGAGTTCAAGCAGTACAGCGCGCTGCGCTACGCGTACCCGTTCTACATCCCGCAGGAGACCTCAGCGCAGGCCGCGTGGGATGTCGTCGCGCAGCACGCCCGTTCGAAGGCGCAGTTGGCGATGACCGCTCGCACGATGCGTGCGTCCACGGTCCTCTCGACTTCGGGCAACTGGGACGGCAACTACACCGCTGCGGCTGGCACGACCACGGGTGCGTACACCGCGACGGGTTCGTGGGTCGATTCCAGCAACGGCAACTACTACATCCAGAAGACCATCCAGCAGGTCATGCGAATCGTGTCGCAGACCTCCGGCGGCGCGGTGAACCCGACGCAGTTGATCATGGTCATCTCGCCCACGGTCGCGAACATCATCTCGCAGGCTGAGGAAGTGAAGAGTTATGTGAAGAACATGCCGCTCGCGACCCAGTTCCTGCAGGGCAGCGAGACCTTCGCCAAGTGGGGCATTCCGCCCACCCTGTTCGGACTCGGTGATGTTGTCGTTGACGACAGCGTCAAGGTCACCTCCAAGCGCGGCGCGGCTTCGACCACCTACTCGTATGTGCTCGGCAACGGCGCGTACTTCCTGAGCCGTCCGGGTGGTCTGGTGGGCGTCGAGGGCGCGAACTCGTTCAGCACCCTCCAGATCTTCGCCTACGAGGACATGACGGTCGAGCAGTTCAACGACCCGCTCAACCGCCGCATCGAAGGCCGCGTGATCGACAACAGCGTGGCGGAACTCGCCGCTCCGGTGTCGGGCTACGGCATCGGCAATGTGACCGCCTGATCCAAACCCCTCTTCTCTACCGCAGGGGCGGGGCCGAGTGCTCCGCCCCTGTGTCTAGGAGGACAGCATGACCGCCTACGCGACCTACACGGATCTGGAGCACGCGCTCGACACCACGATCCTCGCGCAACTGTGCGGGGACGGCGGTCAGTCGATGCCGGGGCCGAATCCGATGACCGACGCCGCGCTGGAGTTCGCGACGGCTGCGGTGCGAGCGTACATCCGCGTTGGGGAGATCTACACCGAGGACGAGATCACGGCGCTGGACACGGCGCACGATCCGCTGCTGGTGCATCTCGTCGTGGACCTCGCGACCGAGTGGCTGTTCCAGAGGCGCGGCGCGAAGATGTCCCCCGCGATTGAGCAGCGCGTCAAGCAGTCGTACTCGTTTCTGGAGGGCCTGCGGGACGGCAAGATGCTGTTCGGCTCGGTCGCCAGCAACGCGGTCGCCGGGACGCCGCAGGTCGCTGCGGTCGGCCTGAGCAACCTCGCGTGGTACAACGGCGCGAGCAACAGCGCATTCTTCCCGCGTCGGCGGGGGACGACCTACCCGTGAACTGGAACCGGATCGTCCGCAGGGCGCTGCAACGGCCCGAGGTGCTGCAGGGCATCGCGCAGGTCGCGGCCTCGTACCCCAAGGACCACATCCGCGAGAACATCGGGCGCTCCGCGTCGGGCGGCGTCGAGGCGCACAAGCCGCTCAAGAACATCTCTGGCGAATACTGGTCGCGCAGCCTCCCCAAGGGCGCAAAGGCGTCCGCAACGCGCACGGTTGCGGTGACGAACGCCAAGGGCAAGACCCGGTTCGTGCGCGAGTGGCTGATCCGCGGAGAGTCGTACAGGAACGGCGGACAGCCGCTCCGCAACACAGGCAACATGCTCCGAGAGATGGGCGCGACCGCGACCTACCGGGGCGGCAAGATCCGCGTCAGGATGCTTGGCCCGAAGTACGCTCTGTTTCAGGACAAGGGGTTCACGACGCGAGGCCCGAACTACATCCCGCTGACCCGCAAGGGCGTCCGGGGTCACGGCACGGGACAGAACCCAGAGGCCGAGGGTCTGACGCGAGGCAAGGACTTCAAGATGGCGTGGAAGGGCGTGACTGTTCCCGCCAGACCGTTTATCCTCCCGACATCGGACGATGTCGTGGACATGGGCAAGAGCATCTTCCGCGCCTTACGGCGTCTTCTGACGAGGTAACACATGGCTGCACTCATCTATGTCGCTGGTCCGACCAAGGTCGAAATCAACGACGGAACCGGGCTGGCGGTGCTCGGATACTCCGACAACGACAATCTTCCCGCGATCCAGTTCACCGACCACCAGCATGAGGTCAAGACCGTCGTGTCCGGTGCGGCTCCCGAGGAGATCGTGCTGCAGGGACTGACGGCTCGCATCAGCGTCGCGCTGGTGAAGTGGGATCAGGATGTGCTGGATGACATGCTGGTCCGGCAGCGCGGCCTCGTCAACGAGGTCACGGTCGGTCGCCGCATCGTCGCAAACACCGGATACTTCGGCCTCAAGATCAGCAGCATCGCCAACGGCTCCGGCTACGAGTTCGCGTACGCGTTCCTGCAGCCGGACGGTCTCGGTGACTCGCAATGGGGCAACCGCGAGCGCGTGTTGACGCTCGCGTTCAACGCGATCCCCAATCCGACGACAGGGCAACTCTTCACGGAAACGCTTCCCGCATGATCGACCTGAACGACGACAACGACCCGATGCTGTTCCGAGCGACCTGCGCCGCAGGCGTGCTGGTGTTTCAGTACATGGAGGTCGTGTTCACGCTGCAGGGCGGCGGGAACATCGACGCGAATCCGGACTCGCAGAAGATCCTCGCCGCGATGCGTCAGGCTTCCCGAACGCCGGACATCGCAAGGCAGGCCGACGACGCGGTGCTGATGGCAATCTGGCATCGCATGAGCATCGCGGTCAACAACTCAAAAAACGACTGAGGGCAACCGCCCGATTCCTCGCGACCTACGGGCGGTTGCCGACCGAGTTCGATCCTGAGACCGCGATGGGACTCGCAGCGAACATCCCCGCCATCGAAGCCGCCGAGGCGCTGACGCTCGCGCAAGGCATCCGTCTTGCGCTTGGCGAGGATCCGTCCGCGCACGCTCGCGCCGTGTTCGCGGCGACGGGCAGCGCCGCGCTCGCGCAGCGCATTGAAGTCCAAGGCAAGATGCGGAAGGCGATGAATGGCTAGTACGAGCGAAATCCTCTACGCGATGCGCGACGACCTTGCCGCATGGATGTCCCAGCGCGGCTACGGAGACGCCGTCTACATCGTGGAGACGCGCATTGACGAGGTCGTCGGAGCGCACGCCATCCAGATCATCCCCGGACAAGACACGGCGGTACATCCCAACTCGGGCGTCGGCTTGGTCCGCTCGCAGGTGGACATCGTCGTCTGGTGGAGGGGCTTCCTCGACCCGATGAGCCGAGGCACAGAGCGCATCGCAGGCAACGAGGGCGTGCAGTTGTTCGCGGATGCGCTGCGCGAGTACCTCGTCCAGCGGACCTACAACGGAATGCTGATCGCGCTGACCTTCCGGCAGGGCGGAACCGTCGAGCCTGTGCCGGAACTTGAGGGCTGGCTGACGCTGCGCGACACCTACGAATACGGGTACGAGATGTCGTGGGAGGTCAAATAATGGCGCAGGACCTAGGCAACATCAACATCACGATCCGCGGCGGAACGGCTGGCGGAACGACGGGGTCAGGATCGCCGGGAGGCGGTCCCGCTCCCCTGCCGTCGAGCGCCGCAGGCGGGGCAACGGGCGCTTCCACGGCGTCTGTGACGGTTCCGGCAACGCCGCCGCCCCCGACAGGCGGCTCCGCAAGCACGCAGGCAATCGCGCAGTCCGCTGCTCAGAACATGCCGAGCCTGTTTGAGCGCCTGCTGGGCCGTGCCGCGCAGAGCAGCGCGATCAAGGGCGAGGTCATGGGGTTCCTGCAGTCGCCGTCCCTTGGCGGTCTGGCGCAACTCGGGCAGGTGAGCAGCAGCACGGGCGCTGCGCTGGCACGGCTTGGGGCCGCTGCAGGGCCGATTGGCGTGGCCGCGCTCGCCACGGCGGGGGCGTTCATCCTGAGCCTAAAGATGATGTCAAGCGCCGCGCAGATGACCGCGCAGCGCATTCAGGAGACCATGCGGTTCTCTGGCGTCATGCAGTATCAGGCTGGCGTGGAGAAGTTCCGCGAGTTCGGGCGCACGATGGCGGACCTGAACCGCAACGGCGCGATGTACGCGCAGTCGCAGCGTCTGCAGACCATCGTCAACGACAGGCAGGCCCGGGCAATGACCGAACTGAACGGCATCGTGGCCGAGGCTGGGCAGGTGTTCCAGAAACTGCAGATCGGGTTCTACGCCGCGATTGAGGGCATCGCCAAGGTCATCAACGGTGTAAAAAGCATCCTGAACTTCCTCGGCGTCGGCATGGAGGAGATGCTGTTATTTGCGGTAGCGCCCATCGCAGGACCTGCGTTTGCTTGGCTCAAGGAGCCGATCATGCAGATCGTGTCGTACCTGTTTGGCATTGAGGCGAATACGAAGCCGCAGGTTGGCGCATCTGGCGTGAACAACTGGTTCCTCGGAGACCTCGCGGCCATGACGCGAAACGCGAACGCCTACAGCGACAAGCCATCGGGCAAGTCCGCGGCTGTGTCGCCGCGCAGCGGACGGCCCAACAAGCCTGCGGCGTCTGCGCCCCCGACGCGAGGTCTCGCAGCACCGCAATCGCCGCGTCCCCCGCGTGTCGGCCTAGCAGCACCGCAATGAGGCACACATGTCCACAGACATCGTCATCATCCCATACGACGCGAACCCGACGCTGACGCTGCTGAACTGCCAGATTGAGCAGTACAGCAACGAGCCTGTGTTCGCGCAGGACGGCATGACTGTCGAGAGCACCCGTTTGGCTATCTCGGGGACATGCATCATCGACAACACGGCGAGCATCAATGTCTCGCAAAATCTGGAACGGGCCTCGCAGCGGTGCTCGTCCATCGTGATGACCGTTGGCGGGTCATCGCTCATCAATCTGACCGCGGGTGAGAGCAACATCAAGGGGCCGTTCCTGAAGTTGAACGCGACGCAGGTTGTTGGAGCACAGGGTCTGTGTCTTGTTCGGTTTGAGATCAACGACACCTATCCGGTGTGCCGAACCTCGCCGCTGCTCTCGCACACTTGGACGCAGACCATGTCGCTCGACATGGCGGGTCATGCGACGCGCACGGTGAATGGCACGCTCCGCGCATGGATGAACAAGGACGGCGCACAGACGCTGGTTCCACAAGACGCATCGGGGTGGATCAACCGTTCTGGGTACGCGGACCTGTTCCGAGATCCGATTTTGCCCGATGTGCCGGGGTACGGATGGCGTCGCGAGTCGCAGCAGTTCGCCTACGACGCGACCAGCACCGGGCTGGTGTATCAGTTCGTGGATCGTCAGTACGCATACGACCTGCCGGACGGGGTGCGTGTAGGCGACATGGAGTTCTCATACGAGCGGAACCTCGACAACCCGGGCGTCGCGAACATCTCGTTCTCGTGCGACCTTGAGGGCGACCTCTCGCTGACTCTCATCAGCACCTATGCAGCCGGAGCGCAACCTACGACGGGCAACCGCTACCTGCTCGCGCAGGCAATCGCCCTGAGCAAGACGCGAATCAACGCCAACTACGGCGGATGCCTCGTCACCCGTCTGCGTGTCACCGAGAGAGACATGCTGTCGGGGTTCAAGATCCGTCTTGAAATCGACGCGCAGATGTATCCGACCCTCAACAACGAGGTCACGACCGAAATCGCTCCGATTGCTTGGATGGTTGGACAGCGGTTTGAGGTCACGCGTTCGATCTCGCGCACGATGTCGCCCTACGGCCCGTATGCAGGCATCCCACATGAAGACGGTCCGGGAGAGGGCCAGCAGGGCAACAGGTACGCGATGGTTCCGCATTGGATCAGCAATGCGCTGCAGGACATGGAGTGTCCCAACGGCGCATACCCGCTGCCAAAAAGCCTGCTGCTGATGTTTGAAGGCACGAACGACTACGGCAATGTGAATGTTGCCGTGGGTGTCGATCAGGCTGGCGTCACGGCGATCAACCAGCAGTTTGCAGGCAGGTACAAGGCCGACCAGAAGCAGGATGCCGACGAAGAATCCAGCGGAATCGACTACACGCAGATCATCTCGCACAACCTCTCGCTGACCAATGCGAACTACGACACGGGCATGGTGCGCCTGTCCACGATGTATCTCGACAAGGCGGACATCGTGCTGCAGGTGGGCAAGCCCGTGGTGCGAGTCAAGGAACATCTGGAGGTCGCCAAGGCGAACACCGCTCCGACCAAGGTGTTCCGACCGCTTCCTGCTGGCGCTATCCTCATATCAGAAAACTACGATGTCTCGTTCGGGAAGTTCGACACGCAGGGGCAACGCATGTTCGTCGGGTCGTTTGATCGCGAGTTCCAGATGTACGATCCCGGCGGCGCGTCCGGCAACGGGTTCTCCACCCAGACCAGCGTCTCGGCGGGACAGGTCCGTGCGTGGGCCGCGCCGAACGGGAAACTCAATCCGACTCTGGCGCAGATCGCGACGAACGCGTCGCAGGGTTCCACGGCAAGCGTGTTCGGCTCGCAGCCTGTTGCGGCGCTCTCATACCTGACGCCGGGGGAGACATTCGTCACATGATCGAAGCATGGTTTGAGACCTTTCACGACCCAGCGAAGATCATTCCCGCGATCCTCCCGACCGAGGAGGTTGCGGACATCGCGCAGGCCGCGGGAATCGGCGCGGACGAACTGTTCAGCATTGAGATTCCCGGCGGCGCGTCCCGGCATTCGCGGGTTCGCGTGCTGGTGAATGTGGCGGATATCGCAGACCTCTACTCGTCGCAGGCGACAATTGACGGTGAGGTGTACAAGGCGACAGCAATGTTCCGCTGGCGCGAGTCGAGCATCGCGCAGGCCCCTGTACCGAAGATGCTGGTATGGCTGCGGCCCCCTCGGCCTGTCCTACTGCATCCGATGCTGGATGGAGTCCCCGCCGTGGCGACAAGTCGCGGCGTCATGGCCGTCGAGGCGGTCGATGCGCGATGGCTCTGGCAGCAGCGCAGAAACTTTGATGGCCCAGTTCCGACGCAGACGAGCCTAGATGAACGGTGGACCGTGACTGCGTCCACGGAGTGGGTTGACATCATTGATGTCCTAAATTATTGCGTAGGTTCGTTGGACCCGAGTGATCTGGTAGACATCAGCGCGATTGTCGTTGGGTCAACGCTCGACCCATTGATCAACGGCGACAGGCTGACGAATCTGTCGTTTCAGCCGGATCACAGCATCGCGATGATCCTTGACATGGCCCTGAGCGCAGCGGGTTTCGTGCTGATATTTGATCCTGCGTTCGACGATGACTATCCCTTTGGTAAGTATGTTGCCGTCCAGATCAAGGATGAGCGCACGCTCCTCGGCAATTGGATGAACCAGACCTACGGCAAGCGAGCGCACGCGGGAGGACTTGAGCCTCCGAGCGGGACGACGAACGCCGTCGAGGAACTGATGAACCAATGGGTTCGCACGGCAGACACGCAGGTCAATCGACTTCCCGAGGAGGTCGCGGTTATGCATCGCAAGGGCTTTGTCGAGGCCCAGACCGACTACGCAAACCTCGGATCCGACCACTTGCTTGACGAGAACGCATGGGAGGCGGCGGTCAACATGGGACCGCTATCAGTCGCCACGAACGACACCAGCACCCACGAAATGGAAACCATATTGACGGCACGCGTCCGCGCAGATTTCCCGTACGCGATGCCGGACGCCATGCTTGGGTACGAACCACGCGGCATCGCGGCTAAGGACAACGGAACTCTGGTGGATTCCGGAATTGCCCAGCCAGAGTGGTTCTACCTGCCCTACGACATTGCGGTCGCGGCGCTGCTCGCTCGTCGCACCGAGATGTGCTGGGGTCGCATTGGCTGGGCGGGTTGGCCGACCTCCATGCCTGCCGGAGCGTATCGCGGGACCATGTGGAGGTTCAGTCTGACGCTGCGCAACGGCGATGCCGTTCCGATGTGCATGACGGAGGCCAGCGAAGAGGATTGGATCTTCGGCGCGAGCGTCAGCCCAGAGAGGGACATCCGCAACATCGTGTTCCCACGCGGAAACCTGCGGGTGAACAGGCTTTACAACGGCGCGCTGATGATGTCGGTCGCGCCGCCCAACTGCCGGGTGTTTCCGGCAAAGATCACGGCCTCGACGCGCTGTGGCGTCAGCGGCAACGCCTACTGGTCGTGGACCTATGAGTTTGAGGAGGTCGAGCCAAACCCAATCTCCTGCAACCCGTTGGTGCGGACGATTAATGCGGCCACGATGTACTGCCAGCGCAGGCAGACCGACCGCGGGACCGCGACATTCCTCGCTCGCAACCTCGCGGAGGCTGGCAACATCTATGTCGCCGCGGCGAACTCGGGGAACCGCATTGCGCCCGGGGTGCTGCAGAGCGCCTACGCCAGCGCGACCATTGAACCCCTGCCCATCAGCATCGGAACGGTGGTGATGATGTGCGAGCACTACCTGACGATGTACATCAACGATAGCGCGCCCTTCCCGCCGTACAATCGTGAGTATTGGTTCGTGATGCCGAACGCCGTCAATGTGGTCTGCAACCCGTAGGAGCCGAGCATGGCAAGCGTGGACAAGTGGAACATCGTGTTTGCGCGGGGTGCGACCTACACGCAGACGATCACCGTGACGGGCGTGGCGAACATCGCGACGGCGACCGAGTGGCGCATCCGCTGCGCCTTCCCCAACGAGCCGGAGTTCCTGCTCGCGACCACCAACAACGGCCTGATGATTGCTGGCGCGACGACCTCTCAGAAGGTCCTCGTCGTGCCTGCGGCGACGACCGCGCTGTTCGACCTAGGCAACGCTCGGTTTGACTTTGAGGTCGCGTTCCCGGACGGCTCGGTCAGCCGCTACATCAGCAACGGCCTGTGTCAGATCAACCCAGAGGTGGGCGCATGAGCGTCGAAATAACGGTCACGGACAGCGGGGTGGTCATCGATGTCAGCCCGTCCGGCATCGGGGTGGTTGGGGTGGGCATTCCCACGGGCGGCACGACCGGGCAGGTGTTGACAAAGACCAGCGCAACGAACTACGCGGTTGCGTGGCAGACCCCGAGCGCAGGCGCTCTGGCGAACAACTGGACGACGCTGGGGGCCAACATCACCCTGAGCGCAGGAAACTGGGGAGATGCCCTATCGCTGACCCTGTCGGCGGGAACTTGGCTGGTGCTGGGGAATGCGACTGCGGCCCCCGGCACAAACCAGCAGGACATCTCGGTGCGCCTGTTCAATTCGACCGCCTCAACGACCCTCAGCAGCACCAGCATGCACGCGGAGCACAGCAACGAGCCGCACGCGCTCGCGGCGACGGCGATTGTGACGCTCTCCCTGTCCTCGGTTGTCAAGTTGCAACTGCGCTGCGAGTCATCCCCGGGGACGGTGTATGCGAACTCCGAGGGCCTAGGGAACACCAGCACGACGCTCGCAGCGGTGCAGATCGGCTGATACGATCTAGGTGGAGACCCCTATGGACTTCGACCAGTTCGGCGGCATCATTGCACCCATCGCAACCATAATCGCGGCCAGCAGTTGGCTGCATAATTCGCTCAACAAGATCGCGATCAAGGTCGAGGTCATGAACGCGAAATTGGATGACTACGGCCAGCGCATCAGCCGCATTGAGCAGGAACTCGACCAAATTCGGAGGAGGCAGCCATGAAGGACCGCAACACGACCGTCGCAGGCATTGGAGCCATTCTCGTCGCCATCGGCGGCATCCTGACGACGATGTTCGACGGCGACGGCAGCACGGTCCCCGACTACGCATCGGCGGCTGCGGCTCTCATCGCGGGCATCGGTCTCATCTTCGCGAAGGACGCGAAGAAGGATGCTTGAGAGGCTGCTCCTTGCCCTCGCGGTTGCCATCATCGGCTGGCTGGAGAAACGCGCAGAGCGTGGACCGACTGCGGTCGATGCGACTCGCGATGACGGTCGCCTTGCTCGCGCTGGCGAGCGGGTTCGTCGCTGGATGCGGAAGCCGAACGATTCTCGTCCCGGAGAGTAGTCCCGTCCGCGTCGGCCCGAGTCTGCGAGGCCGCGTGTACGCGCTGGTTGACAACGAGTGGCGACTGTCGCCCAATGCTGTGGAGATCCCCGAGGGCTGGTATCTAGTACCGCCGTCGTTTGTCGAGGGTCCGCACGAATGAGGATCCTGCGCCCTCTTGAGATCGCACGCCGGATCGGCTGCACGCCGAAATATGTTGGCTACCTAATCGACAGCGGAAAACTCCGCGGATACAGGCTCCCGGGGTCGCTGCATCGGCGCGTCCGCGAGGATGTCCTAGATGCATTCATTCGCGAGCGAATAGAGCAGAAGGGAACGCGCAAACATGGGATCTGAGGTTCTCTCAGCGTGCTGCTGCGGCCAGACCGGACAATGCACTCTGCGTCCAACCGTGTTCGGGGAAACCATTGACACCGGGTGCTGTCACCTAGAGGACTCGCTCATCCTGTTTTGCGAGCGGCCCGGGTACAGCAACGAGCAATGGACGACTTGCGGAACAGGCATCGACACCGAGATCCACTACAGGGTCACAGGCGCGTCATGCGACCCCATCGTCGCGCTCTACAAGTTCTACGATTGCTGGTATCGCGTCGCGTACGCGTTCGGCGGCGGCGCGGAACTGCTGTGCAACCTGCCGCGGCAATGCTCATTCCCGGGTTGCAGCGGTCCGCCGCCGAGCGGCACGACCTTCTGCGAGCCGCTGAATCAGGATTGGAACGGCGTCAGCGATCCCTGCTGTCAGGTGGTTCTGCCGACCTGCCAATGCCAGACCATCTGGTATTCGCTGCGTCAGCAGGCGGTCATCCGCGATCAGGATCCGCGCTACCCGTCCCCTTGCCGTTGGCTTGACGAGGTAGTGTGTCACGCCGGAGGGAATCCGGTGTGCGGCGGTCTCAGCCTCTACAACCAGTTTCTCGGCGTGGTGTTTTTTGAACGCGTGTGGAAGGTTCCCGATGGTCAGTTCGGCGGCGACTACTGCGACCCCGGCGTGCGCGTGTACATCCCGCCTTGCGACAACTGCACGGACGACTACGCACCGAACCCGAGCACGACCGTCCCGTACTACATCGCGTATGCAGGCGCCGGAGTCCCGGTGTTCCTGTGCGACCTTGACGACGCGCTGAAGCGAGGAATCATCACGACGCAGGAGCGAACGGACCTGCTCAACGACCTGCTGGCGCAGGTGCAGCCCGATCAGGCGATCCTCCGCAAGATGCAGGCGTACTGGACCCCGGGAGACTACCGCGACGAGCAGGTCGCGGCGTGGCAGGAACTCTGCACGCGGTTCCCCGGCAGCGGGTACTGCTCCTGCCCGACGACGGCCTGCACGATGCCGATGCTTGGGCCGTTCCGCAAGCGATGCGTGCCGGATGTCTGCACGACGGGCGCACAGTCCTGCATCCTGTACAGCGACATGACCGACAGCGCGAAGGCGCTCAACTCGTCGTGTCAGTACGCGTACCCGGGTTCGTGTGCGTCGCAGGCCGACTACGACTACTGGGCCGAACGCCAATGGACCTACTGGCGCGGAGTCCCGGGCGGGTGGGCGTGGGGCAACTGGAGCGTGACGCCGGACGAGTTCAAGAGTGGTCTGGGCCGCAACGGTCTGGAGTGCATGAACGGGCTGCGGAACATGGAGCGGTGCGACCCCACCTGCACCAATCTGCCGTGCCGACCGAGCGCGACAACCTGCTGCGGATGCAATCCGACCGTGCCGCCAGCCTGCACGCAATGCTCGGTGCAGGGCTGCTCGGACACCGTGGACAACTACGCGTGCTTCAAGGTCCAGAACTTCACCTGCAGCGGCCTTGCGGCGCAGCCTGAGTGCTACGGCGTGCAGTTCATCGGCTGGCAGTATTACGCTGAGACGAACCTGCAGCGACCGCCGGGTCAGGAGACGATTTTGAAGTGCCTGTACAACGCTCGCTCCTTCCTCGTCGGGGCGCAGCGCAGCGTGCAATGGGACGGCGTCTGTCCGATGTCGTGCGTCGCGGCATCGCCGCCGCTGGGCGTGTTCAAGAACTGGCCTGCGTTCGTTCCGGGGGCGCTGGGCGAGGGCGTGATCTGCGGCGCGATCAGCAACGGCCTCCCCGGCTACAGTCTGAGCAACCTCTGCTGCGGTCACCATTGCCCGTCGTTCGACAATGACAACTGCGGCTGGTGGGAGGAACTGGAGGGGACAACCTCCACAATCCGTCGCCCCTGTGCGGCTGTCACCGCTTGCCCGACGCTTACGCCGCAGCAGACGGCCTGCATCGGATTCACCCCGGACTGCACCCCATGAGCACTCGACTCGGCTACATCCCCGACAACGCTGCGACGCGCATCACCGCGCAGCCGCCCGTCTCCCCCACGGACACCCCCGCATCCGAGCCTGAGCCGACCCGGATGCGGGGGCTGGGGGACCTCGTCCACCGGGTGCTCGACGCTGTAGGCGTGGTGCGGTTCGTCAAGGCGCGGGAGCAGCAGACCGGGAAGGAATGCGGCTGCAAGCGCCGCCGCGAGGCCCTGAACCGCGCCGTGCCGTTTAGCGGCGCAGGAGCCGCGCCAGAGCCTTCCGCTTCACGGACCCACTCGGAGCAGCCCTAGGCCGCAGGGCGCTTCAGACGGGCGCGTGGAGGGCAGGGACGCCCTCCGCGTGCATGAACGAAACGACGACCCCCGGAGGAGCAATCGCCGGGGGTCGTCGCTAGGGAGAAGATGGACCGGGAGGATAGCAGAGGGAGAGCCGGAACCGTTCCGGCCCTCCCCCGCATCCGGTGGTCAGCAGGAATGCGCGGCCTTGTGGCCAAACGCGGCCTCAATCTCGCGGTACAGGTCTTCCCTGATGGCCGACACGGCAAAGGCCGTGGCGAGCCGTTCGGACTTGTTGAAGTCGCCGCGCCTTCCCGACAGGATGCCGTAGAGGTCGCTGCCGTCCGCCGTATCCGCGATGACATCAATAGAGAGACGCAGCAGCCCGTCAATCGTCAGGACGATCTGAATGCCGTACGCGTAGTGGTCCTCCGGGCCGTTCGTGGCGATGACCTGCATGTTGAGCGCGTCAAGGCGGTTGCGCCACTCGTCGGTGTTGAGGGCGATGCGGAGGTCCTGTGCGGCGCGGCGGACGGTTCGGATGTTCATGGCTGACTCCTTCAGGGTTAGGCCGAGCGGCATGCTCGACGGGTTGACTATACCTACTTCGGCGCAGGGTGCAAACGGGCTGCAGCATTTCCTGCGATTTTTCACAAGTCACGCCGAGCGCACGATGCGCCCGGTGAACCGACGATCCTTGCGACGGCTGCGGAACACCGAGGTGCTGCTCCTGAGCGAACACCATTGGCGCTTGTCGAGCACAACGCGGTCGCCCTTGCGGAACGGTGGGATCGGCTTGCCGTCAAAATTGTGGAATTGTCCCCACACCGTCACCCCTGCCGTCGTTGCGATGCAGACTTCCATGTAGGTCATCGGACGATGCGCCTGTCGGGTGCTTTGCCAACAGGCCACTACCACGCCCTCAAACTCGCAATTTGCGTATGGCCCTCCGATGTCGTGCTGAAGAGACGCTTCAAACTTGGCCTTGGCTGCGGGGTCGATTGCGATGGGGTGCATGGGTGACTCCTTCGGTGCGTGACGGGCGACATGCCCGATGCAAACACAGTACCTATGTCGGCGTAGGGGTCAAGGGGTTTGCAGAGAAAAAGGAAAAATCCCTCCCGGCGCTGTCGGACGCACCGAGAGGGACGGCAAGCGCCGGGTGTCGCGCTCGCCTGTAGAGATCAGCGGATGGAGAGGCGGACGCCGCGTTCCGCGAGCCGAGCGCCGGGGACGGCCTCGCCGCGCTCCAGCGCCTCCCGGATCGCGTCGCGGTCGATGGTCTGCGTCACACGGGGGACCACGAACTGCTCCGGCAGGGCCGCGTCGTCGTCCACGACGAGCGGGGCCTTGCCGCCGTTGCGCTGGACCCCGAGCGCGAATCGGTCGGTGTGGACCTTTGTGCGACCCGTCGCCTGCATCGCCTGCAGCATGGTCTGCCGCAGGCGCTCCGCAAGCGCGGAGTCTGAGTCCGCCAGTTTCTGCATTCGCTTGGCCTCGTCGGCGCGAGCCTGCGCCCGGACCTCGCAGGTGCGGATGAGCGCCGCGTAGTCGTCGGCCTTCTGGTCGAACGCCTCGGCCAGCGCAGCCGCGTGCTCCGCGAGCGCCGCGTCCAGTTCCGCGCATTCTCCCCCGGTCGTGTCCGCGGCGGCGAGCACCGACTGCAGTTCCGCAGAGATGTGGTAGAGGCTCACGACGAACCCCCGGTCAGGTGGTCAATCTGGTCCTTCATCGTCGCGATGCGGTTCGCCATCTCCGCGATGCTCATCCCGAGCATCTCGTTCTCCCGGGCAAGCCGTGCGACCTGTGCGCGGCTGCTGTCGCGGTCGCGGATCGCCTCGGTGCTGCGAAGGACCTCCTGCCTCCACAGCGCCTGTATTTCCTCGCGTGCCTTGATCTCGTTCGCCTCGTTGAGCCGCGCCTCGGTGACGAGCGACAGTTCCTCGCGCTCGTCCAGCCAGCGTTTCCCGATCACATCCTTCGCGTACTCCGCGCTGTACGGCTCGCAGTATTCCGCGTTGGCGATGTGCTGCAGGGCGACGAGGTAGACGCGCTGGTCGCGCTCCGCGGCCTCCAGAGCCGCGACGCCCTCGCGCCACACGGTCACGATCCGCTCCATGTAGCCGTGGCCGGGTTCGGCATTGACGCGCTCGCATCGCGCCAGTTCCGCTCGCATGTTGTCCAATGCCTTGCTCATTGCTTGGCCTCCTTGAAGCAGTCCCACCCCAGTTGCCTAGCCACGCCTCGGGGATCGTCATACGACTGAGCGCACACAAGACGCCGCGCCTCGTCGCGCTCGGCGCGTAGGCGTTCGATCTCGTCGGCGGCTTCGCGCATGATTGCATGACAACCATCAAACAAGGCGGTTGCGGCACGGTCAGTTTCCATGTCGCCAAACTGATTCTTCCGAAGTATGGTTGGACGGAGCCGCAGCCGCGTCACGATGTCATCCTTCATTTCGCCTCCGGTCGCTGCGAGCCGCCCTGAGTTCCGCTTCGATGCGCTCAAGGCATCTCGCGATGCGGTTGCACTTCCAATCGATCAGGATGAACCCGGCGAACGAGACGAGGAACCACGGGCCGACGATGCACGCGTCAAACATTTGTCCCCCGGATCTCCGCGGCCTCGCTCCGCAGGTTGGTGTTGACTGTCGGCGGGAACTCCACGCCGCGCTGTTCGATCCATGCGCGGTCAAGGGCATCGGCCCCGCCGCTCCCGAGATGCTCCAGCATCATCTCGCGCATCTGCTCCTCAAGGCAGGTCGCAAGCGCAATCGTTCGGTTGTAGCGCGTCCCTTGTAGAACCCGGCGGGGTCCCACTTCCACGCGATCTCCGCGAGCCGACCGACCTCGACGCCGTCCATCTGCATGTACTCGCCGGGGAACGAAACCCACACGCTCCCGTGAACCGGGTGAGAGCAGAACACGGCAATCACGCCAGCGTCGCGCTCGACCGCCCGGATGAGCATGACCGAGTCCGAGCCTGCGTCAGGCCAGCGGCGCGTCGCATCGGGCTTCGCCGCAGGCGCGGCCTTGGGAGCCTCCGCGGCCTTTGCTGGCGCGGCGCGGCGCGTCGGCGTGGGGTCGAGCAGGTCGCGGGTAGACGGCGCAGGGGCAGGCGCGGGGCGCTGCGGCTGACGGGCCTCGCGGTCCTCGTCCGCGTCGGTGTCATCGTCGCCCGTCAGCATCAGGGCCGCGGCCATCGCGTAGCGGCGCAGGTAGGTCACGACAGCGCCAAGGTTCTGCGCGGTCGCCTTGTCCGGGAGCACCATGCCCACGGTCGAGCGCATCCACTCTCCGCTGATGTGCGCGACCTGCGTGGAGACGCTGACCTCGTTGCCGTGGCTGTTGACGCCCTGCGTCAGGATCAGACCGTTCCGCGAGAGCGGCTCGCGAATCGCGTCGATGTGCGAACCGAGCGTCGCGTACCGGAAGCCCTTGAAGTGGGGGTGTGCCTTGTCAAGCGCGGGATTGCGAATCTCGCCCTGCGCCTTCGCGAGTGCCGCGACCAGCGCGGCGATGCTTTCACTCTGCTGCATGTTCTCTACTCCATGCGGTGCGTGATGCGCGGCGACGGTCGCCGCGCCTGTGGCAATGTAGGGTATGTCAATCCGCGTGTCAAGCGCGGCAGATGCGGATCATCGCGCCGGGGATCTCGCCGTCCTTGCACCAGACGCGCTCGACGCGCAGCGTGCAGACCTGTCGGTCGTTGCGATACGCGATCCCCGCCAGCGCGTCGAGCACGGCGCGTGCGATCTTGTCGCAGTCCCCGTAGCCCGGGCGCTCAGGCGCGCTCGGGCGCAGCGTGCCGCGCCGTCCGAAGTGCGACGCTGGTCGCGCATAGCGTGCGAGGATCTCGACGCACACGCCAGCGTCGATGATGCGGACGCCAGCGTCGAGGGCGCAACCCGCGACGGTCGAGCGCCACGGGCGCAGGTTCTTGCTCGACTCCAGCATCAGCGGACGGCCCGAGCGCGAGCGGACAAGTCGCTTGCTGCCCTGCGTCACCGGGATCCCGGGTACGAGGAACTCACGCACGGGGCGCATGCCGCTTGTTGTTGACGACGAGCGAGACCGCCGCGGGGCTGATCCCGAACAGCAGCGCGATGTTCTTCTGCGGGAGTCCGCTGGCGGCGTGCGAGCGTATGGCGGCGACTTCGTGCGGCTGGAGTTTGCGACGGCGTCGTTTGCGTGGGGTCTGCATGGATCGGGATCGTACCCTGCGCGGACGGTCATGCGAGCCTCCAGACACGAATGATGCGCCCGTGCGTCGAGGGACGGAGCGACTGCCGGACCTCGCCTGTCCACTCCATCCCGCGGAACACGCTCCCCGCGGCGTTCCCGAGCGCCTCCCACGACGAGCCGCGGAGGTGCATCTCCATCGCCACATCGTCGGCATGGACGCAGCCGTGGCGCTGCGCCAGTTCCTGCGCGATGCCCTGCGCGACGGCCAGCAGTTCGCGTCGGGCGCTCGCAGCCCGGGCCATGCCCTCCTCCTTGCGGCGCTCGGCCTCGGCAAGGTCAAACAGCGTCATTCGGGACCTCCTGCGCGATGCGCTCGCGCTCGACTCGGACAGACAGGGGCGCGTGGATCACGGCCTTGCAGCGGGTGGGCTTCTCGGGGGTGAGGTCCACGCGGATCTCGGTCCCGCCGATCAGGAACAGCAGACGCTCCCGGGTGCAGCGCACCGTGGTCACGACGCAGGCGACACGGTCACTCATCGTCGGCCTCCCCGGTGCGCTGGAGGTCGGACATCTCGGTGCGGACGATGTCCTCGACGCATTGCGCGAACTGCGCGGCGAGGATCTCCGGGCTGTCCCCGGATCGGATGTCGCTCGTCGCCTCAATGAGCAGGAACCGCGGGTCCCCGCGTTCGCGGACGATCATCGTCCACACATCCCACCGCTCCTCGACGGTCCCCGCGTCCTCGTCCCGCAGGCGGTGCAGGTGCGGCGTCCCGTTCACAAACAGGAAACGGACGGCGTTGCTGCGGCATTCTGCCGGGAATGGCGGGATGCGCTCCAACACATCGGGCGGCACGGACGACTCCCGCACCATGCGGAACTGCATGTTGTCAAATCGGCCTTTCATCGGCGGCTCCTCCGTCCCTTGCGGACGCTGTTCAGGTTTGCGGCGAGGCTGCAGGCGGCGAGCACCGCCGCGACGGTCAGGAATAACACGAAACCCGGCTCAAGTTCGGTCTGCATGGAAATCTCCTCAGCCGCAGAATGCGGCGTTCTTGGTGCGGCAGGCGTCGCAGCAGTAGATGCTGTGCTCGGAGTCCCCGAGCACGGTCAGGTTGTCGATGGGGTGGGTGGACTCGCACCACTCGCAGGTCGCGCAGTCGTGCTGCTCGCGCAGGTTCGACTCGGCAAGGTTGCACATCGTGCGAACGATGCGAGATGCATCGCGAAGGTTTGCCAGCGACTTCTGCGGGAACATGCGATGCCAACTCGACGCAATGGTGTCGCGGCACAGGTAGTTCTCAATGCCGTGGCGAGTGCGAGAAACCGCGCATTCAAGGGCGCTACGGGCAGAGTCGGTCAGAGTCGCGACGGCGGGGGACGCGAGAACTGCCTCCCCACGGGCAAGGGCGGCACGGGCGAGGACGATGGACTTCGGTTCACGCATGGCTGACTCCTTCAGGTTGGGCGCGAGCGGCGTGCTCGGCGGGTTGACTATACCTACTTCGGCGCAGGGCGCAAGGCCCTGCAGGGAATCTCGCGAGATTTCCGGGGGCGGTCGCATCGCCCCCGGCGCGAGGTCAGGCGGCGAACATCGCCTTGACCTCGGCCTCGGGCGTAAACTTGCCGTTGACATACAGACGGGCGGGGAACTGCGGGAACCAACCTGCGCGGCGGGTGTACTTCCACACGATGCGCTGACGCAGGTCGAGCACCGCGTTGCCCTTCGTGACCTGCATGTCGATGTTCGCGCCGTTCTGCCAACACAGGGTGCAGGCATCGACCGTTCCGAACTTCCCGAGCAACTTCTTGTGCCACGCGAGCAGGGCAGAGGTCGCGTCCTCGCGGGCGACGCGCTCGACCTTCGCGTCGTCAATCTGTGCGCTGTAGACGAGGCGTCCGCGCAGGTCGCCCGTCCCGTAGCGGTAGGAGGCGCTGAAGCGCATCGACCGCTCCGCGAGCGCGTTGTATCGCTTCTGCATGGTGAACCCCATGCCGTCCTCCAGCGCGTACTCCGCGAGGTGACGGGCGAAGTCGGCGCGGATGCGCTCGGCAAACTGCGCGGCAAGCGCGTCGAGCGAGGAGAGGAGGGCGGTCGCGATTGGGTCGGTCGGCAGGTGCATTTCTGACTCCTTCAGGGTTAGGCCGAGCGGCGTGCTCGACACGGGTACAGTACCTTCGTCGGCGTAGGGGTCAACCCCTCTGAAGCGAAATCTGGAAGTTTGTCGAAAAAAGTTTCCGGCTGGGAAACACAGCGACCCGCACTTGCATCGGCAGCGCGGGTCGCTATTGTGTGCCTCGGCTGCGCTCACAGTCTCGGAAAGACGAGCGCCGCCGACATCGAACTGGCGGTCGCATTCTACCGCCTCATGCCGCCAGCGGCAAGATTGCAGCGTCAGCGTGCGCTCCGTCCACGCAGTCCGAGGGCGCGGCCACAGGCCGCTCCGACGCCGGGTCTGACCCTACCCGGCGCATCCTCCCCGGAGGATCGCTCCTGCATCGTGGTAGCGGCTGGCCCAGCGAAATGGTGAAAACGATGCCTTGGGAAACCTCGCGGCGGCTCCGAGCGGCTGCGCCTCCCCATGACCTCGCACACACGGGGTCATGGTGTTCCTGCGGTCTCACCAAGCAACTGCGGAAACGCGCCGCAGGCGCGCCGAGCGCCCGAGCGCAGCGAGGGCAACATCCGGTCTGGTGGGAGTCGTTTGGCGTCCCCCGCCCCTCGCTGGGCCTCCAAAGTAGCCCGAGCGAGGCGGCGGGAGAAAATTGCAAAAATGTTGCGCGGAATCCTCAAGTGGGGTTGCACCCTGCGCCGAAGTAGGTATAGTCCACGCATCGGGCATGTCGCCCGGTCCAACCCTGAAGGAGTCAGCATGTTTCAGATCCACAGCAGCGACGAGAACTACCAGCCGCACGGAGAGCCGCTCGCGACCGCGAGCACCTACGCGCAGGCAAAGGAACTGGCGGCGGAGCACGCCGCTGGCCGCATGTACGGCGCGGTCATCGTCACCCCGAACGATGCGGTCATCTGCGGCGACGAGACCGCGGAGGAACTGTCCGCCATTCTTGCGGAGTGCAACGGTGACGCGCAGGCTGAACTTGTGGACCGCCTGAGCGACGCGGTCGTGAGCCGCCTGCAGGTACTTGCAAGCCTCGGGACCTCGGGTCGGAAGTTCGACACCCGTGAGGATGCTTTCTATCGCCTCGGTCGCGTCCACGGCGCGATTGATGCGCTGGAAATCGTCGTCAACTCCCGCGAGACCCCGGCGTGGATCGCGGAACTGTCGATGCAGGCAACCGACGCCTACAGGCAGGCGCTCGCGAACATCGCGCTGAACGCGAAGGGAGGTGCAGCGTGAACCTGCAGAACTTCAACGAGTCGTGCCGCAAGGCTGTCGCCCAGCGTCTGCAGGTCGCAAGCGCGAACATCGGAGCGGCCCGAACCCGCCGACAGGCGTTCGCCCGGTTCTACTCGTACACGCGGTGGGTCCCCGACGCCGCGTACCGCGAGGAACTGCAGGCGGTGCTTGTGCAGCGGCTGCACCAGATCGACGCGCAGGCGGGTGCGAAGGGAGGTGCAGCGTGAGCCGCCCCGGGACCGTCGCCGCTGCCGACGCCGCGATGCGCTATGTGCGCGAGATGCGTGCCGCCTGCCGGACCTGCCGCACGCACGCTCGGCACGGCGCGAAGGGGTTCACGCGCATGTGGGAGCAGTCCGAGGCAGACGCGTGGCGCGAACTCGCGACTGCAGCCGCGGCGCTCTCCGCAGCAGCCGCCGAGGTTGCCGAGCGCATGGAGCAAAACCAAGGTTGACGCGCACCCTCCGCGTAGGTAGGCTTCCCCCATGTCCAAGGCAACGAAGTTCAGGCTCGACACCCCGATGGATTGGAAACTGGCGATGCAGCGCCGGATCGCGTCGCAGGGACAGTCCCGCTACCAGTTCATCTGCGAGGCCGTCGCCAAGGGCCTGTGCGCCCGTCACAGCGCCGAGTGCCTGCTGGCGGACCCGGACACGGTCACGGGCCAGCGGGTCCCGAGCCTGCAGACCGCCATTGAACTCGCACGCGCCGCGGGGATGGACCTCGTCCTCGTCACCCGCGGGGACGCGGTGGGGTGACCCGGGTACGATTCGTCTGACCAGTTCAACCCAAACCACAAGGCGAACAAATGAAACCAACCACACCAATCGCATGGAAGCGCACCGCTCGCAGGGCATCCGCAACGCAGGACCCGGTCGCGGAATACGACGCAATCATCGGTGGGGAGCACTTCGGCGCGATTGAGGCCCAGTTCGATTCCATCGACAGGGGCTACACGAAGATGGCGTCCTACACCTATGCGCTGAACGGATACACCGCATGGACGCGAAATCACTTTGACGAGGTGCAGTTCCCCGTCAGCCGATACGGGTCGTCGCAGTCGGCGCTCGCAGCCGCAAAGGGCTGGGTCGCGGAGCAGTCGAAGCGCCCGTGGACTCCGATTGGGTGATGCGTCCGGCGTTCACCAAGGCCAATCGCTACATCTTCGATCCGAAGGCGCTGTCTTGGTCGATCCCGAGCGGACACACCTGCCCGGGCGCGGATGCCTGCCTCGCGTCAGCCGACCGGGACACGGGCCGGATCACCAATGGGCCGCGCCAGCAGTTCAAGTGCTACAGCGCGGAACTGGAGCGGTTCCCGAGCGTCCGCAGCCGATACTGGGCGAACCTCGACGCCGTGCGCGGCAAGTCTTCCGAGGAGGTTGCGGCGGTGCTTGAGTGCCTGCCCCGCAAGGCGCACCTTGTCCGCATTCACACCGCAGGCGACTTTTTCTCGCAGGCGTACCTCGACGGCTGGCTGCAGTTCGTTCGCTCGCGACCCGGCACGCACTTCTACGCGTTCACGAAGTCGCTGCCGCTGTGGGTGCGGCGGCTCGGGGAGATCCCTCCGAACCTCGTCCTGCAGGCGTCCTACGGGGGAAAGTGGGACAACTTGATTGCGGAGCACGGCCTGAAGTACGCTCGCGTCGTGTTCAGCACCGAGGAGGCGCAGGCGCTCGGCCTCCCCATCGACACCGACGACAGGCTCGCGGCCTACGGCACGCAGTCTTTCGCGCTGCTTGAGAACCGCGCAGCGATGCGCGAGCGCATGGCGCTGGTGCAGCCGACGCTGTTCGGGCTTCCCTTGCCGTCTTCGCAGGGTACGATGCACGCATGAGCAATCCCAGCGACCAAACCCCAAGCGACGGCGGGGGGCCTGCGGGGGGGTCTGAGCGACGCACCCGGTGGGAGCGCCGGATGCACCTGCGGTGTCTGGAGGCAATCGTCTACGACGGCTGGCAGGTCCCAGCATCAGCGTTTGCCGACCTGCCGCGCAACCTGCACGACATCCTTCAGGACCCGGCACAGAGCACCCGAGACCGCATCCGCGCAGGCGAGGCGCTCGCGCACCTCGTCGCGCACCGGGCCGACGCTGCCGTGCAGTACGACAGGATCATGCGCCTTGACGCAGGCGAGGCGACCGACCGCATCGCGGTCTACGACTCGCTCTCCGACGCGCAACTCGCAGCCGTCGCGGCAACCCTGCGGCGCTCCGCACCGACATGTCCACCAGATTCTCCCGCGCCCGGAAAGCCGCAGCCCGAGCCGCAGAAGCCTCGCCAGAGCCGCAGGCGGTCCTGACCGCCCCGGACGCCGTGCAGGCCGCTCGGGACAGCCCCGAGGCGTTCCTCGCGCTGGCGCTCGGGCGCACCGTCAGCGAACTGCAGCGCACCCTGCTGGCGCACGCTCTCAGCAACCTGTCGTGGTACGCGGAACTGCCCCGCGGACACGCCAAGACCAGCACGCTGTCCTACCTCTGCGCGTGGTGGTTGGGCGTCAGGCCCCAGAGCCGCATCAAGATCGTCAGCCAGAACGACGAGGCGGCTACCGCGACGACCCGGTTCGTGCGCGAGATTGTCCGCGGAGCCGCGTTCCGAGCCGCGTTCCCGGAGGTCAACCTGAAGCCCGGGGAGGACAGCGTCACGGCGTGGACCGTGGTCGCTCCGGGCGTCGAGCGTGGGCGCGACCCCTCGGTGCAGGGGTCCGGCGTGTTCGGGCGCACAGGCGGTCGCGCCGATGTCATCTGGTTTGACGATATCTGCGACCTGCGGAACGCCGTCCTGCAGCCCCGCCTGCGGGAGCAGGTCAAGGAGGCGGTCCGCAACATCTGGATGCCGATGCTCGACCCCTCGGCGCAGGTCGTTCCGAGGTCGTGGCGCTCCGCGACGCCGTTCCACACGGACGACATCACGGCAGAGTGGAGGCGGGAGCACGGCGCGTCCGGCTCGCTCCTCCGCACGCCGTGCGACGGGGACCGAAGCCCGTGGCCCGAGGTGTTCACCCCCGCAGTCCTGCACCAGAAACGCGCCGAGATGGGAGCGATGGCCTACGCCCGGGCGTACGAACTCGTCCCCGTCAGCAGCGACCTGCTGGTGTTTCAGCCCGAGTGGCTGCGCTACTACCGCGCCGACCAGAAGCCCAAGGTCACGCGGACCGTCGCCGCGGTGGATTGGGGATACGGGCGGCGCTCGCAGGAACGCGACGATCCCGACTACAGCGTCTGCATCGTGGGGGAGATTGACGCCGAGCGACGGCTGTACCTCACCGACATCCTGCGCGTGCGCGAGCCGTTCCCGACCTTCGCACGCATGGCGGCTGCGCTGCTTGACAGACGCGGCGCATCGGTCGTGCTGGCCGAGGCGAACGGGCCGCAGCGCGGAATCTTCGACCAGTTCGCGGAGATCACGCGACAGCCGATGCTGGCGGTCGAGCGGACGATTGACAAGCACCTCCGCGCCGCTGGGGCGCAGCCCTTCGTGCAGAGCGGGAAACTGCTGCTGCCTGCCGACGACGCCGGATCGGTGCGACCGGAGTTTACATGCGTGGTGGACGAGATGCTCGCCTTCCCGGCTGGAGCGCACGATGACACGGTCGATGTAGTCGTGGACCTGTGCGGTGAGGCTGTGCGCGGGTCGCTGTCAAGCGCCGACCTTAGTGTCAAGCGAATCGAACGGCCCGACGCGATATCTCGCATGTTCGGCGCGAGTCGCGCTCGCAAGCCGTTTTTCGGGTGATACGATGGGAGCATGTGCGGCAGCAACCATGCCCGATTCTCACAAGCCGAGACGAAGTATTTCGTCGGTGCGACCGAGATTCCGCGGAATCAGATTCGCGAGGAACACGGGCGCGACGGATCACGAAACACATTCGCGAAGAAGCAAACAAAGTTTTTCGCTGGAATGCGTGAGTACAGCGAGAAGCAGGTGACGCATCTGCCGTTGAATGAATTTGCGCTGAAGTTTCCGAATCGCAAATGGTTTCTCGTGCAGGGATTTGGAAACAAACGGTTCAGCGTCGATAATCCCGGCCCACACCGGGGTGCATTGGTGTCATGGGAAACCGATTGGCGACCCATCGACCGCGTGGTGAACTTCAGTAAAACCCCGCAACCAAGCGTTTGCGATGCGCGATGCCGCAACGCGACAGGAATGGATTGTGATTGCTCTTGTGGTGGATCACAACACGGTGTGAATGTCGCAATGTCCCGCGCCCGGTTCGCAGCCGAGGACCTCGACCTGCGTCCGACCGCGGAGATGGCGGCGAACGCCGAGCGCGGACTCGCGCTCCGCGAGGAGCACGGCAAGGGCGGAACGGCTGTCGGGGTCGCTCGCGCTCGCGACATCAAGAACAGGGCGAACCTTTCGCCCGACACGGTCAAGCGCATGCACTCGTTCTTCAGCCGTCACGAAGGCAACCAGAAGGGCGGCGAGGACGACGCCGGATACATCGCGTGGCTGCTGTGGGGAGGCGACGCTGGCAAGGCGTGGGCCGCTCGCAAGGCCGCGCAGATCAACAAGGACACCAACATGAAGAACGCACGCAAGGCAGGGTTTGCGTTGGACGACATCGGTAGCCGCGAGCGACTCAAGGAGTCCATTCAGCGACACCAGTTCTACACCGACAGGATCCGGCGAGCGCAGGCCGAGTTCCGCGTAGCCTTCCGAGAGGACTTTGGGATAAACGCCGACCCAGAGGTGATCCGCGACCTGAACGCAGTCGTGGACCGGGCGATTGCAGATAGCCAGCGCAACCCTAAGAAGGCCGCTGCGGATCTCCGAGCGTGGGCGGACGGCATCACCAGCATGTGGATGCACCACGACCACGGAAAGCGCACCGCGCTGGCGGCGCGGCAGATCGCGATGCAGATGGCAAACCTCGCGTCGTCTGGGTTTGCACGCAAGGCCACACCAAACAAGGACCGATTCTCAATGGACATGCAAAGCAAACTGATGGACCTGACGCGGCGGTTTGGCTTCAAGCCTTCGCGAGTCATCGTGCGTGGAACGCACGGCACGATCCTGTTTGAGGACCAGCCGGGAGAGGCCACGCGATACAAGCAGAAACTTGCGCCTGTGATGAAGGCAATGGGAATCCCCGACTCGGCAATCAAGGCGCGGGAGGTCTCGTACCCAGAGGAGGACGGCGAGCCAGCGACGCACACGGGCGTGGTGGAGATTGACTACGCCGTGCTGGCAAATGTCAAGGCTTCCCGCCCCGGCGCGAAGGCGGCGTTCAGCGTTGATTCTCGCATCGAAGTCCTGCGGCAGAAGGTGCAGACCTACATCGCCAAGGGCGGATCGTGGCAGGGACTCGACAAGCCCGAGGGTCTTGCGAAACTCGTTGGCGACATCATCAACGGGTCATTCCGTCCAACCGACACGGGCATGGACAATGTCGAATCGCGGCTTCGCAAGTACCACGGCATGAACTTCTCCCGCACGGGCGCGAAGTCGGCGTTCGCCGTCAAGAAGTCGGTAGGTGGTCAGTTGGTGACGCTGGTCAAGGACGCAAAGGGCGCAGATTGGGTGTCCTACTGGGCGGATTGGAGCAGCCCGACAGATGTACGCGTCAAGCGGCACGGCAAGTTGGTCGAATACACCGATGGCCGCGTCGTCCTGCGCGATACTGCAGGGAACATCGTGAGCGAGGGACGCGCAGGCTACGGCAGCATGTCGCCTATCCGCGCAAGTCGCACGGGCGCGAAGTCGGCGTTCGCCGCCAACAATGTTGACCTCTGGAACTACTTTGCTCGGAGTGACTTCATCATGGTCAAGCAGAATCCGACCGAACTTGCCAACTACGAGCGGTTTGCCAAGAAGGCGTTGAGCATGGCCGATTTCACGCCTCCGGCGCGGCAGGGTGATGGCCCGAGCCTGCATCAGATGGCGAAGGAGGCGCTGGCGGACATCGCGAAGTACAAGGAAACCGTCTACCGCCACAAGAACCGCGCCCCGTGGGACACCTACGCTCGCCCCGGCGCGAAGGCGGCGTTCGCGCACCCGTCGTGGCATGAGGGGATCCTCGGCAAGGACACCGCACCAGCGCTCGCGGCGTATTCGTGGATCGACCGCAGCAATGTCCCGGTGCAGGGCCGCACGCAGACCCTGCTCGCGGACCTCGCGGCAGGCGTCCATGCGACCAGCCCGAACCTGTCGATTGAGCAGGCCGTGCTCGCAGCCGCCAAGGACATGGTCCGCAAGGGCGTGGCGACAGGCGACCTGCGCGAGTGGGCCGCGAACGGCGGCAAGTTCTCGCGCCCCGGCGCGTCCGAGGCTTTCGCGCTTGGTCGCGTGTCAACCGCCGCCACGCCGCAGGCCGACGAGGCTCTGACCGCGCTCGCCGCGAAGGTGGGCCGCGAGCACACCGTGAGCCTGTTCAAGCGATGGGCCGAGGGCAAGGCCGCGATGTCGCGAGGCGACGGCAAGGCAAGTTTCAGCGGCGGCAACTACTACACCGTCGCCGCACACATCGCAAGCGACCCCGCAGGGGAGCGAAACTTTCAGGATCTTGCGGAGGCAAAGGCTTACGCAAAGGTCATGCTGGACGCGGCAAAGTCGCGGGCAAAGGGCAAGCCCGTGGTTGTCGATGTCTACCCCGTGGTGAACTATTCTCCGCAGGCTGCGGTTATGACCTTGAAGGCGTGAAATACGACATCTGCTACCGTGTAAACCATGCCTGACACGCCGAACGACCCCAATCCGCTCGCGAACGGGCTGACTCCGGCGCAGCGTCCTCGCAAGCCGCTCAAGGCTCCGGTTGAGCGCGGCTTGACGCAGCCTCTCGCGACCGCTGTCGAGGTGCAGCGGTCGTTCTTCACCACCGCCGACAAACTGCTGCGGAACGCGAGCATCGCGTACCGACTCAATCCGCAGTACCAGCAGATGATGCGTGCGGACGCCGACATCGAAGGCGTCCTTCGCTCGCTTCAGGTCACGCTCGCGTCGCTGGAGTGGGCGATATCGTCCACCGACGACACGAACGAGAAGGCGGTCGAACTCGCGCAGCGCATCAGCGACATCTTTGAGGCGATGCCAAGGCGCTCGGACTTCGTGCGTGCGATGCATGAGGCCGTCTGGTACGGCAGCGCAGCGACCAACATCGTCTACCGACGAGACCCCCGCCTCGGCATCGCGATCAAGGAGTGGTATCCGTTCCACGCCGACACGCTCGCGTTCGACCAGCGGGGCAACCTCGCGATGCGCGTCGGAGCCGAGTATTCGATGCACGGGCCGTCCGAGCAGAACATCGGGTTCGACAGCCGCGTCCACATCTTCACGGACGAGGAGCGCAAGGCAATCGTCCACCACCGAGTGTTCGTGAGTGCGCCTGACTTCAACGACCCGAACGGCACGGAGTCGATCTACCGAGGCATCGGCGCTCGCGACATCTGCTGGTTCATGTGGTTGGCGAAGCAGGAGATCCTGCAGGACGCGATCACCTACGCGGAGCGGTACGCGATGGGAATCCGCGTCGGCTACTACCCGCTCGGGCAGGACGCAGGCCGCTCCATGATGGAGACCGTGCTGGCAAACCTGACGAACGACAACTCGGTGCTGCTCCCGCAGAGCGGCACGGAAAAGATCTACGACATCGACATCAAGGAGCCGAATGCGGGTCGCGCTCAGGTGTTCATGGAACTGGTCAACTGGTTCAGCGGCAAGATCAAGGAGGCCATCCTCGGTCAGTCGCTGAGTAGCGAAACCGGATCCACGGGCCTCGGCTCGGGCGTCGCGTCGCTTCACGCCGACACGCTCTCGCGCATCATCCGCTACCACGCGGACGCGCTCGCGGACTCGCTGACCTGCGACTTCGTTCGCGTCGTCGCACGGATGCTCGGCGCGTCGGAGGACGAAGCGTCCTGCCTGCGGTTTGAGTTCGCGCCCGAGCGCCCCGATCCCAAGGAAAGGTTGGAGGCCATCAAGACCTTCATCGAACTTGGCGGTTCGGTGAGCGAGCGCGAGGTCCGCGACCTCCTCGGCCTCGCGCAGCCGTCGCAGGACGAACCCGTGCTCCGGGGTGCGAGCGCCACGCCCCCGGGATCCGGCGACGCGGTCGCCGCGCTGCTGTCGGGCGGCTCCGAACCCGCCGAGGGCGTTCCGCCGTCGCCCGACGCTCCGCGCCAGTTCTCGCGCCGCACTTGGTGGGGCTGACTTATGCAGCAGGACCCTTCGCTCGCCGCGCTCCTCAAGGACGCCGCGCAGGCGTACCGCGAGGCCATCGCCGCACAGGTCGAGGGCGTGGACCCGTCCGAGCATTGGGAGCGTTGGAAGGCCGACACGGCGGCTCTGCTGCTGGCGTCGTGGGCGGCTGGGGCGCTCACGACCGTCCGGCAGGCCGGAGTCAAGCCTGCGCTGGCATCCGCCGCGGCGCAGCCCACGGCGTTCGCCCGGGGCATCCCCGAGACCGTCTACAGGTTTGAATCCGGGCCAGCGGCTTCGGTCGTTTCCCGGTTCATCAACCTGCTCCCGATGACCCGCCAGCGATGGGAGGCCCTGATTGACTACGCGTACCAAGCGGCGGGGGAGATGCAGGGCGACGAGGCCGCGAGCGCCCTTGCGAAGATCCTCGACCGTTCCCCGAGGCTCCGCGATCTCGTTCAGGGTGCTGCGGGTCGTCCGCCTATGCCGGGTGTCAAGACCCCCAAGCGAGCGCCCGAGGCCGTCAAACGCGCCCGGACGCCCGAGGTGCAGGCCGCTGTGCAGGGGTCGTTTTTCGCGACGGGCATGACGCGGGAGCAGGTCGAGCAGACCCAGCAACTCCTCGGCAAGGTCATTCGGCAGGAGGTCACGACCAGCGTCGCCGGGAAGAAACTCCTGACGCTCGGCCTCGGAGACTTCGTGGAGCAGGCGACGCTTGAGACGGGGACCGACCTGACCTCGGCGCGGCTGGAGACGATCTACCGCACGAACCTGAACCGGGCGCAGACGCAGGGGCAACTCGACATCTGCCGGGATGAGACGGTCAAGGCGTTCGTCCCTCTCATGCGATTCAGCGCCACGAAGGACAAGCGCACCCGCGACACGCACAAGGCGATGGACGGGTACATCGCGACTGTCGATCAGATCGACGCGATGGGGATCCCGGCTCCGCTGGGGTTCAACTGCCGCTGCGCGTGGATCCCGATCAGCGTCAACAAGGCGGTCAACGAGGGCCTGTGCGACGAGGACGGCAATCCCGACTACGAGGAGATCAAGCGCCGCAACGGATCGCGCCAGCGCCTGATTGACACAGGGCAGATTCCAGATCCGGGTTTCATCAGCGGCTGATAGGATCAACGCATGGCCGACGCAACGATCACCACTCCGCAGCGCAACTACAGCCTGCTCGCATCCGCCAGCACGCCGACCTCGTTCGCGGCGCTGTCGATCACCTCGCGCCCGAGCACGGGCGTCGTGTGGGACTACCAGACCACGGGAGCGAACGCATCGCCGTCGCTCATCCGTCTCATGCCGTGGTGCGGAACCGCAGCGGCGGGCGCGAGCGGTTCGATGCGCGTCGTCGGCTGGTCGCGCATCTCCGCAAGCGAAGGCGACCGCTGGCTCCCGTCGATCCTCGGTGAGTTCACGCTCACCTTCAGCACGACGCTCGGGAACATCCCGTCGTGGACGCTCGACACGAACACCGTGCGGCCCTACCAACTCGTCTCGCAGGCGGCGAATGCTCCTGCAGCGTACCTGTACAGCCCCGGCAGCACGAACACCGCTGCGTCCGAGCCGTGCGAGATTCTGCTCGACTGCAAGGGCGCACAGGTCGTGACCGTGCAGTTCGCGATCACCGCATCGCCGTCCGCGACGATGGGCGTCCTGTACACCACCCTCTGAGGCACACCGATGCGAGCGATCCGCAGCCGACAGATGTTCAACGAGAGCGACACGCTGGTGCAGCCTGCCAGCATCGCGTTCGGCTCGCTGCGCCCGTCGCAGTTCATCTCGGATCTTGCGGCTGGTCGCGACAGCCTCGACATCGTCGTTGTAGGTGACAGCAACACAGGCTCGGCGCTTGCAGACATGTGGGGGTATCACCACGGGCTGCAGCAGGCGCTGTTCAACCGCGGCTACACCTGCTACGCGACTCCCGTCTGTCCTGTCGTCACGGGATTCACGACGAACCCAGCGGTAGCATCACCGAACATCTGGCGCGGGGCCGTCAACATGGAGTCCGGCGGGAATGCCGGGAATGCTCCGTTGCTCGACGGAAACACAAGCGGAGGTTCCACGCCGTATGCGGTCTGGAATCCCGGAACGACTTGGACGCGCTACGGCAGCAGCACATCGGTTCCGCCCTACATGGAGAGTTGGGCATACCTCGCGAACAGCACCCAATACTTTTCAACTAACGGGGTTGGCCTCGACATCGGCCATCCGCTGAACACGAATGGAAATGTGCTGCGATATCGGGTGCGCTACGGGCGATTCGTCGGCTCAGGTGGATACATCTGCCCAATCGTGCTGAATATCGTTTCACCTTCCCCCACAATTGCTACCTCTAAAGCCGCGTTTAGTGCGCTGAGTGTCTCTGGCGGGGTCGATCCCATCGCAGCGGAGGTTTCGTGGACCGCGAACGGCACGAACGCATACCGAGGCGGATGGGGGTACACCGGGCCTGATGGAAGTGGAATCGTCACCAAAGGCCCAGTTGCCGTCCACTCTCACAGCATGTACCGCGCCACAAAGGGCTGGGCGGTCACATCGCACGGCTATCAGGGCGGCGAAACCTCGACGCAGATCGCGACCAGACTAGACACCGTCAAGGGCGCACCACTTCGGGAGCACCTCACGGAACTTCGCGCACGGCAGATCGCAGCCGGAGGCACAGGCCGCGTGCTCGTCATGGTGCAGAGCGGCACGAACGGAACGGATACCGCGGCGACATGGGTTGCCGCCCACAAGACAATCTGGGCGTCGTACCGGACGGCGTGGGCGACCCTAGGGTATCCGCCCAACGACCTCGCCATCGTTTCGTGGGTTTCTCATCCGCTTGACGCCAACGACAGCAGCAGCACGGGCGCATCTATCGGGAACCTGCAGGCATGCCGCGTCGCATCGCAGCAGATGGCGCTGGACAACCCGGACATGTGCGTCGTGAATGTCAAGGCGCTGGCGTCCTACGAGCAGTTGCTCTGGGCTGGCGGCAACGGC